CATTCCCGGTATGCCGCTCCAACATCAATAACAACCCTACAGGATTTTCCTCGTAGGGTTTTTGTCTTTATATCTAAGGAGAAAACATATGAGTGAAGTAGCACCGAAGACAGGTTGGCGTGGTCCTCCTGGGAGTATTAATACTGCGGGAAGAAAGAAGAAAACTGACGAAGATCGTAACAAGGAAAAGAAGACAAACCGTCAGCGCAGAGAGGAATCTTTATTAAATTTGGTACGCAAGTTTAGTGGTATTCAAACCAAAGCTATCCAAGCTGCTGTAAAGATTTTAGATAATAATGAATCTAACAAACTTAGCCTCTGCTGCACTAGCAAAAGGAAGGAATCTCTGTTGCTTACCCTTCTCAGGTTTAACTAGCTTTACGTGAAATCCTCTTTCCGATAAGCGTCTAGATAA